GGCTCCTGAATCGGACGTTCACTCACCCGGTGTACGGAGAGATGCAGATCACGCTCGCGTGCATCGACTCGGGATATCAGACCAGCAACATTTACGAATTCTGCGCTCGGAATCCGAAGACCTGGATTCCGGTCAAGGGCGCGGGTGGCGGTGCGACACGAGAAGTTGTCGATTTCAGCGGCAAGGTGAATGACCGAGGCGTGTACCTCGCGATCGTCGGATCAGACAACGCGATGGACGTCATTCACACCCGCCTCGGCCTGACCGAGGACGGGCCCGGTTGCTACCACTGGCCAAAGGATTCGCCAGGGTTCGGTGAGATGTACTTCCGACAGCTGCTCGCCGAGCAGCGAGTGAAAAAAATGAAGTCAGGCCGACCCTACTGGACGTGGGTTTGTCCGCCGAACGCCCGGAACGAACCGGCCGACACGGCGAAATACAACCTTGCCGCGATCAAGCTTGCACAGATCGCGAAAGGGATCGTGTTGCACAAGGCACCGGAGGTGGATCAGTCACTCGCCACCGGCGCGGAAGCGAAGTTGTCACCACTCGAGCGGATGAAAGCAATCGCCCGATCAATGAACAAACCCGGAGAAAGTTGACCATGGCCGCAAAGAAGAACGCGACCGAGGCAGAGGCCGCGCCCGCCGCGGAAGCGCCGGCAGAGAGCAGCGCCGAACGGCGCGTGACCGACGGTTGCCTGGTGGCGACGTTCGACGGCTCGACGGTAAGTGTGGAAAAGGCCGCCGGTGCCACCTGCAGCTGCACGCTTGACCTCGCCGCCATGCCGCTCGAATCCGCGAAGAAAGTCGCGAGAGTCCTTTCCACACTGGTCAGTCAGCAAGCGTAGTGAGCGCTACTGAGGGCCCGTCGTATGGATCGGGCTATGACTCGCCCTATCGCGTCGACCTCGAGGCGGCGCCGGAGACTCTCGACGACTGGGGTACGTGCCGCGAGCGGGTGCGTGACGCGCGAAACGTGCTGCATGACGTCAACCTCGGTCGACAGGTTGAGACGGTCACGCACGACGGACGCACGGTCACTTACACGCGTGCGGACGCTGATCGCCTGCAGGCCTACATCAACACCCTGTGCCGCGCGTGTCCGGACGGATTTCGCGACGCGGCTGACTTCAATCGACGACGTTCGCGCGGGCGAGCTCACGTCGTGACCTGGTGCCGATAGCACGATGAGCGAACACGGCGCGGCCACAGCCAAAGGCACATCGGTTCACGGTGCGAACGATCCCGCCTCGGCCGCAATGAAGCTGTGGCGCCCGCCGCTTCAGACGCATGACGACGCGTGGCTGCCTGAGCGTGATCAGTCAGTCGCCAAGTCTGACGACGCGATACGGAACAACCCGATGCTGCAGGGCGGCATCCGGAGCCAGATCGACCAGGTTGTCGGCGATCACTACCGCATGTCGTACGACGCCCGCCACGAGCACCTCGTTGCCGCTGGCATGAGCGATTCAGAGGCGGTGACCTTTGCCGACGCTGTCGAGGAACAGTTCGACCTCGACGCCCGGAGCCTCGAGAACTGGTTCGACGCATCGGGTCGGATGAACCTGACCGAGTTGTGCGGGTGCGCGATGTACACGCACTACCGCCAGGGCGAGAGTATTCAGATCGCTCACTACCTCTCGACGGCCGAGAAACGCGGTGACCGTCCGTTCGCGACAGCGGTGCAGATAGTCAACCCGGATCGCGTGATCTCACCGTTCGCGGTGATCGAGGATCGGTACCTGCGCGCAGGGTTCAGGCACAACAAGCGTGGTTACGCGATCGGTATGCACGTGCTGAACCGTCACCCGAACGAGGTCAGCTTGCTCGGCCGCCTCGGCCTCGGCGATGAGTTCCAGTACATCACCCGGCACACCCCCTGGGGCCGATCGAAGTGGCAACACCTGCGCCTGGTCGAGGCCGCTGACCAGACGCGCGGACGATCGGGATTGATTGCCGGTCTGAAGAAAGAACGGATGTTGTCGAAGTTCGAGGAAACGATGCTCTCGAACGCGATCACGCGAGCGTTCTATGCCGCGGTGATCGAGTCAGACGATCCGAAAACAGCGTTCGAGGGCCTCGCGCTGCAGGACACGCCGAACCCGAACGAGTCGGCACTCGATCAGATGGCCTTGCGGGCGGCTTACTACCAGGGTGACAACGAGCTCACCATGAACGACTCGACGATCGCTCACCTGTACAAGGGCGACACCATGAAGCTCCTGACACCAGACGGTCAGGTCGATTTCATGGACCCGTTCACCGCCATATTCATGCGGTACCTGGCGCGCACGCTCGACATCTCATACGAAGAATTTTCAGGCGACTACACGAAAACGAACTACTCAGGCAGCCGCGCCGGCAAGCTCCAGTCAGAGGCCAGCCGCCGTGCATTTGCATCTCGATCGCCTGAGAAGTTCGGGCGATTCGCGGGGGGACTGTGGCTCGAGGAGAACTGCGCATCCGGACGACTGCCGTTCCCGGGCCGCACCTCACGGGCTCGCCTGAACCGGTTCCTCGAGCACAAAGAGCGGCTCTGTCAGTTCATTTTCTCGGGTCCTGGCACCGGTCACATCGACCCGGTGAAGGGCACCGAGGCCGCGATGAACGAACTGAAGATGGGCGCGACAACGCTGAAACGCTACTGCGCTACCTACCTGAATGCCGACTGGCGAGAGATCGTCCGGCAGCGAGCCGAGGAGTACCGCGTGGCGGGCGAGCAGGGCCTCGACCTCAACGCAATGCTCGGCATCGGCGCACCCGCGGCACCCGCCCGCACACAACGACCGGAGACGGATGACGATGACTGAACAGGCGCTGATGCTCGCGCGAGTGACGAACGCACCGCTGATGGTGACGGCCGACTATCTCGACTCGGTGCTCGGTCTACTCGCGGCACGTGAAGGCGCGGAAATCCGATGGAGCGAGCCGCCGGAGGAAGTTACGGATGGAGCGCGTTACCGGGCGATGGCCGACAAGGATCGCAGAGTCATTCATGACGGTATCGCGCTGATCGGCGTCGATGGATCGCTCGCTCACAAGTCGGGGCGGATGACGGGCATGTCGTCGACGATGCGGTCATATACCGCCATTCGGCGCGACCTCGACGCAGCACTCGGTGACGAGCGAGTCAACGGCATCGTGTTCGACATCGATAGCCCTGGTGGCGAGGTCTCGGGCAACTTCGCGCTCGCCGAGTACATCGCAAGCGTGCGCGGACAGAAACCCATGCTTGCACTCGCCGACGAGTACGCGACGAGCGCGGCCTACAACATCGCAGCCGCTGCCGACAGGGTTGTGGCGCCGTCGGGTTCCCTGGTCGGATCGGTCGGCGTGATCCTCGCGCACATCGGCGAAGGCCGCGCGCTCACGAACGGCGGCATAGACGTGACGCTGATCCGGGCGGGCGCACACAAGGCCGAGGCGAACAGCGTCGAGCCACTGTCTGACGAGGTCCGCTCGCGGCTGCAGACAAGCGTGAATCGCACATACGGACGTTTCGTCGGACTGGTCTCGCGGAATCGCGGCATGGAAGCGGAGGCCGTCAGACAGACAGAGGCTCGGGTGTTCGACGCTGAGGAAGCGCTCGAGCTCGGGCTGATCGATAGCGTCGAGTCCGTTGACGACGCACTGGGTTCATTTGCTGAGCGTGCGCGGGAGCGCTCGGCGAATCGCACGTCATCACCCGTAATGCTGGCAGCAACGCCGGCGCCCACTACCCACGAGGAAAAACAGATGGATCCTAAGACGGGTGCCGATGCTGGCACCGACACGAAGGCCGCCGAGAACGTGGACAACACCGCCGCGATCGAGGAGGCCAAGGCCGAGGCACGAGCCGAGGAGCAAGCTCGCGTTGGAGCGATCTATGCCCTCGCCTCTGCGAACCTGTCGGACGCTCACCGCGCCATGGCCGGCGAGTACGTTGTGATGGGCCTGTCGGCTGAACGCTGTGACGAACTGTTGCAGAAGATGCCGGCACCCGCTGCCGCACCCGCACCGGCGAAAGCTGACGCGGATGACACCAATGCACTCGACAGCATGATGTCGGGCGCGGGTGCCGATGCCGATGCAGTCGAGGCGAATCTCAGCGGCGACGCTGGCGAGGATTCCGACTCATCCGGTGCCATGGCTGCCGCTCGCGAGTACCGCCGCGACACGCAAGCACACGTCCGTTACGCGTCCCTCGAGGAGAGCCGAGCCTGATGTTCCAAGATACCCATGGAGTACCCGGTTACACCGTATCCGGAACCGCCGCCAACGAGCGATTCGTGCTCGAGGCAAACGAGCATGGCGCTCGCCTGTCCGTGAAGTTCGCGGCCGCCGAGCTCGCCCGACACGTGCTTGTGAAAGCGGGTGCGGGTGGCGTCATGGAGTTGGTGACGGCCGCGACTGACACCGTGTTCGGTGTCCTGGTCGAGCCGAAGCCCGCCGGCGCTACCTCGTTCTACGTCTACACGCAGGCGAGCATCAATCGGGATCTCCTCGACCTGACGGCGATGGGCATCACCGATGCCGATCTCGATCAGCTGCAGGCGACGTGCCCGACGCTCGTTTTCACCCGCCCGATTTTCTCTGGAGCCGACTGAGATGGCACCCGTTCCGAAGCTCACCGAATCCCGCCAGCTTGCCGGTATCTACCGACACTTGCGGACCATGCCGCGGTTCATCAGTCAGTTGTTGAATCCGCAACCCGTATTCCTGAACGCAGACACGATCGAGTTCGACGTCGGCGAGTCAGGAACAGGTATGGCACCGTTCGTTCGTTCGAACGCGCCTGGCATCCCGACTCGCGGGTCGGGCTCTGTCACGAAGCGATACCGACCCGCGTATATCAAGATGCGGGACGGTATCAACGTCGCTGATAACCAGCCCATGTGGTACATCGGCGAGCGGGTGCCTTGGAACAAGCTCTCGTATCAGCAGAAGTTCAACCTGACCCGCGCGGACATCATTCGTCGTCACTCTGAGATGAAGGAAGTGCGCGAGGAGTGGATGAACTCACAGCTACTGCGCTCGGCGAGCTACAACGTCAAGTTCCAGGGCAACAGTGGTCAGGTCGAGGACACTTACCCGATCGATTTCGGACGTGATCCCGCGCTGACCGTGACACCTGCGACGCTCTGGAGCGCTGCCGGTGCCAAGCCCGTCGAGGATCTCGAGGGATGGTTCCAGACCATTGCCGATATCTACGAGGGCAACATCACCGACGTTGTCATGGGCAAGGATGTGCCGAGAACCCTGGTGCTGCAGGAGCAGATGAACAACATGGACAGCGCCAACAGCCGAATTCTTGCTCAGAATTTCGACACGGCGCGCCTGACCTACACCGACCAGGATGCGGTGCGGGAATACGGCACGTATCGAGGTGTTCGGTATACCTCATACACCGGCCGCTATCACGACGCGACGGGCGCTAGGCAGTATTTCATTGCGCCGAACGAGCTCGTGGTGATCGCTCGAAAGCAGATCATCGGCACCTCGCTGATGCTCCGCGGCCGCATCCGCGACATCGCCACTCTGGATCAGAACATCGATCTTTTCCAAAAGGAGTGGGAGGTCGAGGACCCCTCCGGTATCACCATTCTGTCGCAAGCCTCACCGCTCGCGGCCACGGTCGATGCCAACTTCGCGCTTCGCGCAACTGTCCTCTGAGGAAACTGAAGTATGGGCACTGAAACTGTGACGGTGGCGGCTGGCGCCACCTACTGCTCGGGTTACATGGAGTATCAACCCGGTGACACGCTTGACGTCTGCAAGATCGATGCAGAGCGCGGCAAGTACCACGGCGTGTTCGTCTGATGGCGGGTAAAACCGCCTTTCTGGCACTCCTGACGGTCACCGGAACGTTCCACGTATCCGGTGACGGTGACAAGGCGAAGATCGTCGAGACAGCGGAAGGCCTGAAGGATGCGAGACGCGTCGAGGTCGATGTAAAGACCGGCGATCGTGTCGAGGTAGGCTCGCTGTTGCCTTGCATCGAAACGGCGCTGATCGATCGAGGCGTGCTCGTCGAGCGTGAAGTCGAGAACGTCGAGACACTCGGCGACGTCTCGGGTAGCAATGAAGGCGCTACGGATGTCGAGGTGACGGCGCTGACGGAGGAAGGCAAGACCGCTGCCGCTGGCAAGGCCAAGGCGAAGTGACGATGGCCGGTCGATCGTTCGCAGATCACACACGTGACCTCGACGACGCGATCGACCGGCATCTGTCTGACCCCATGACACTGATCGTCGACGGCACGCGAATACCGCTTCCGGGGACGCACGTCGTCGAGGAGTTCATCGCGTCATCAGAGGGCAGTCAAGCGACTGTCGTTGAGCGTCGAATATCGGTACAGGAGCGATTGCTGCCGACCCGCCTTGTCGAGAAACGAGCGGTGATCGAGCGTGCTGACCCCTATCACCCTGAGAAGCAAGTAACCATCTATCGCGTGCGTGAGGTCAAGCCTCGACACTCTGGTCGCGCTGATCTGATTCTCGGCACGACCTCATAACGCTATGCATTTTCGAACCGCTGTCCGACGCGAGATCGTCGGGCGGCTCGCTCGTGCGCGCTCCGATCTCGCGGTACGCGGCGGCGGTTCGTATCCGTTCGGTGAAGACTCATTCAGGAACGCTGACGGCGGCAACGTCGTGCAAGTGCAGGTGCAGACCACCGAGCAACGTCCTGTCGCGCCTGAAGGCCTGTATGTGATGGGCGAGTGCATCGGCGCGGGCGGGCGAATTCCGATCGACCTACTCGTCGAGGTGCAGATCTATGTGCAGATGCCGCACGGCGACAGCCGAGCCGATGACGACCCCGATGCAGAGGACACGGTCGACGACATAGAGGCCGACCTCTGGCCCGTGCTTGCAGTTATCCCACTGACCACGCCCGCCGCGCGCGGCCTCGTTCTCGAGTTCGAGGGCGAGATAACGCAGCGCGGCGAGCCCACCTCAGAGCTCGCGCAGATGGTGCGCGTGCTGCGCTTTGCCGTCGCCGGTGAATTTGATCCGGCCGACGTCTCGACCCTGCACAAGCGGGGATGACCACCACCACCACCCCACCGTTACCACTGGAGACGCCTGATGGCACTCACCCGGATTAAGGGCTGCGCAGGGCAGCTTGTTGTATGGGCCGTAGGCCTCGACCGTGCGACAGACCCCGAGAAGCTCGTGGTCGACATGACGAGTTTCTCTCTGTCGGAAACAGCAGAAAACCCGACGTTCAAGGTGCTCGGCGATTGCGCCGACCAATCCTCCGAAGGCTCGACCGCCTACACGCTGTCGGGTGAGGGTCAGGTCATGACGGATTCGACGTCCGGTCAGGCCGTGATCGAGAACGGGAAAACGTTTCAATGGCGCTTTTACCTGGACAAGGCGGCCGAGGCTGATGCGTTTTATGAGGGAAACGCGATCGTCAACGGTCGAGACTTCAATGCAACCCCGGACTCAAATCAGACTTTCAGCTTCAGCGCGAACGGTGACGGAACACTCGTCAAGAGCAACGTTCCCTGATGGCGCGTTTCTTTCAGCGCGGGGTTGACGCGTACAAGGCTCAGTGTGCAGCGGGCGGGAAGCTTATCGAGTCGGCGACTGCGATCACCGAAACGCCGATCTACGTGTACCCGCCTACGCTTACCGAGATATCGAACTACTCGCTCGGTGGTTCTCCTGAGTTGAACCTCGCGGGCCTGATCGTCGCGCGTGCGAAGTCGGAGGACAACACGTCGCTGTTTCCGAGTCGTGAGGACAAGATCGAAGCAATCCAGGAATTGTGTGATCTCGTTTCGCCGGAGCTACTTCACCCGGTAGCTGACGAGGTTCTCGCGGCTTTCGGCGAGGAAGCTTCGAAGGGCGGAAAGAGCGGAGAGGAGGCGCTCGAGCACGATGACCCGGCTGTCGACGTCCTTACCGATGAGGACGTAACCCACCACACGCCGACAGTCGACGAAGCGGTGGGAAACTCCTCGACAGCGTGAGCCTTTACAACCTGCATGTGGTCGCTCAGGAGCGTCACTGCAGCGTGCTCGCGTTGTTGATTCCAGAGCGGCCACCTACTGAGATGACGGTTGCAGAGATGACGTATCTGCAGGCGTTTGATCGGGTGCAGTCAAGGAAAGCGAATAGCTGATGGTCGACGCACGTAGGGACGTCCGTACCCGGTTCATCGGTCAAGACTCAACGGGCCAGGCCGCCCGATCGGCATCTCGAAATGTCCGATCGGTCGGTGGGGCCTATGACAGTCTGTCGAGCAAGATTGCGAAGACTAACGCGGTCATTGCAACGGCGACCCTTGGCATCGGTGGCGGAAGTATCGTCAAGACAGCCGCAGACTTGCAGAACGCAACAACGCGGCTGTCACTCAACACGCAGAACCTCGCGAGGGATCAGGCGTTCGCCTCGAGGACTGCACAGCAATACTCGATTGACTTGCAGCGCGTCACGGATTCGCTGTCACGTCTACGCACGCTGGAGTCTGCAGGTGTGCTCGACAAGGGCGAGAGCGAGGAGTTCGTAACAGGCCTTGCTGATGTGTTCAGTGCATTCGGCACCGGTTCAGCTGGACAGGAAAACGTGCTCTATGGCCTCGCTCAGGCACTCGGCCAAGGCACCGTCCAGGCGCAGGAACTGAATCAGGTAATCGAGCCGCTGCCCGGCATCCTCAACGTGCTCGCGCGCAATGCTGGCGTCACGGCGGCCGAGTACCGCGGCCTCGTGAAGGATGGACAGATCCTCTCGACGACGTTCAAGCGTGACCTGAAACAGGCGTTCGAGACTTACGCGGGATCGGCCGAGGCCGCCTCCGGCAACATTCAACAGACACTGACCCGACTCTCGAACAGTTACAAGGAAGTCCTCGGCGACCTTGCCGTTCCGCTGGTCAGTGGCATATCGGCAGGTTCGGACGTCATCATTTCCGCTGTCCAGGTGATCGCCGACAACATCGACAAGATCGTTGTAGCGGCGAAGATCCTCGGCACGGTGCTGATCGCACAGTTCGGTTCGACACAACTCAAACGGGTCAGTGACTTCACTGCCGGATTTGTCGGCAGCACCCGCCAGCGCATAGCGGTCATTGATGCAGAAACCTCGGCCTACGCTCAAAAGGCCGCGCGCGAGCGTGTTCTGATCGCGAAGTCGATCGCCGATCGCGAACGTCTGGCAGCGGTCAACGCGAAGACCAACCTCGTTGCCACGGTCGACGATCGCGCGGCGAAGGCTATCGCCGCGCAGAAAGCGGCGCAGGTCAGACAGACACGAGTGGCGCTCACCCTCGAGAAAGAGATCGCAGCCTCAGCGGCGACGACAGCCGCACAGGTCGCGGACGCGAACAAGGTGCGGCTCGAGAGTGAGCAAAAGGTGCTCGCCGCTCGAGCAGGCCTGCAGCAAGCGAACGCGGCGGTAGCGACCACTGAGGCCGC